CTCGGGGCCTACGCCATGAATGGCGACAACATGACTGGCCGCGCGCCCAGCGACCCAGCTGAGCGGGACGCCTTCTACCGCCAGGGCCGCCAGCCGTATTCGTTCCGCAATCCGCTGGACAACAAGTGGACCAGCTACACGCCGCTGCAGCCGTACACCCCGCTGTTCGCGGCGGCGGCCAACATCGCCCAGTCGCTGAAGGCCGACCCGAAGAACCGCGAGGACCTCACTGGCCTGGCCACCCTGGCAGCGGTGTCAGCTGGCCAGAGCCTCGTCGACATGCCGTGGACCCAGGGCCTGGCCGACGCCATCGACATCGTCAGCAATCGCGGCGTGGGCTCGGACGACCCGCGCAACAAGATTGAGCAGTGGCTGGAGCGTCAGGCAGCTGGCGTCGTCCCTGGGGCAGCGGCGATGCGCACCCTGGCGCGGGCCCAGGACGACATCATCCGCGACCCCGACAACATCCTGGAGGCGATGATGGCCAACACCCCCGGCCTCCAGTCGCGGGTCAAGCCCAAGCTGGACGCCTTCGGGTACGAGATGCGGCGACCGACGTCGGGCCTGGACTCGGTCATCAACCCGTTCAACCCGAGCGCGCCGACCGACGAGCCGGTGGAGAAGGAACTGGAGTGGCTCCAGCGGCGCGGCTACGACGTCCAGCCTGGCTTCGTCGGCAAGTCGGTGGCGGTCGGCTCGCAGGACGTCAAGCTGTCCGATGAGCAGTACCGCCAGCTGGAGACCTCGGCGGGACACATCAGCTATGCGGTCCTCCAGGCGCTCGTTGGCTCGCCCGAGTGGAAGTCGATGTCTGACGCCAAGAAGGAAGAGACCGTCAACAAGGTGATCAACCGCACCCGCGACGTCGCTCGTACGACGCTCAAGCCAGAACTGGTGGATGACGCGGTCCAGCAGCTGGTGGACCAGATGGACGCGCGGCAGGAGATGGACCGCAAGGAAGGACGATGACCCATGGCTGAGGCGAAGCGCGAAGCGACCGAGACCGAGAAGGCAGCGGCGGCCCAGATCCTCCAGGAACTGATGAAGGGCGGGGCGAACCCGACCGCCCACAACGCCACCGCGCCGGCGGACCAGAAGGTCATCGCCTTCTTCGACGCCAACAACCAGCTGAATTTCGCGGACAACCCGAACTACAAGGAGGAGGCCCCCAAGTCGACCGTCTATGGCGGCGCGGACACGGGCTACTTCGTCCTCGACAAGAACGGGCAGCCGCAGGTGGTGGCGAACCCGAACCCCGACACCCTGGTCAGCGCCGCTGTCGACCGCCAGGGCAAGGAAGCGCTGCGCAACGAGCGCCAGGCCAATGCCGACGCCGGCAAGGGCTACGTGACGGCCAAAGAACTGGCCGACATGCAGAACGACGCGCGCCAGCGGAACGTTTCCGAGGGCGAACTGAAGCAGCGCATCGCTGAATTCGGGGTCACCCAGAAGGCGGCCGACGCCCGCGACGCAGCCAACAAGGCCAAGATCGAGCAGGACATCAAGGAGAGCGCGGCGCGGGTCGGCCAGATCGGGGCGACGACGGTCAAGCTGGGAGCCGAGACGGCCCTGACCAACGCCCAGACCACCCAGGCTGGGGCGAGTACCGAGGCGACCCAGGCCACCACCGACATCGCCAAGCGCAAGGCCGGCCCCGAGATCGCGGAGATCGAGGCGCGCACGGCCCAGGCCAAGGCCCTCCAGGCCAAGGCCGAACTGGAGATGAAGAAGCCCTCGGTCCTCACCGGACTGGAGGGGCCGACCATCGCCAAGATGGGCCCCAACGGCGAGGTCACCGAGGAATTCCGCCAGGGCTACGTCCCCAAGACGCTGGGCGAGGTCCAGGCGCGCGTCGGCCAGATCCATGCCGCCGCCAACGCCAAGGCGGCCCAGCTGCAGGGCAAGATCGGGGAGGGCTACACCCCCGAGCAGGCCGATAAGGAATTCCGCGCCTGGTACGACCAGAACGTCAGCCCCTACACCGCGTCACTCCAGGCGGCCCAGGAAGAGGCGCTGTATGCTCGCCAGAAGGACCAGGCCGCGTCCCAGGTCTCGGCTTACACGGCGGCCCAGGCAGCTGGCCGAAACACGGTCGATGCCTGGCAGGCGCAGGCCCCCTACCGCGTCGGCCCGAACGCGGCAGCTGCAGCTGCCCAGGCGGCCAAGACCGGCAACGTCGGGGACCTGAGCGGCGCGGCCTTCTACGACATGCCCGACCTGAACCAGATGCAGCAGAAGGCAGTCGCGGATGCGCTCAAGGCGATCAGTCCGACAGCTGCGGCGCAGGCGGGCGCGCCGATGCCCAACTACCAGGGCGTTGACATCGCCAACACCCTCAATGCGACCCAGTGGAATCCTGGCGGCGGGGCCCCACTACCGCCGCCCCCAGCGCAGCCGGCCCCCCAGCCGCAGCAGCAGGGCGCAGTGACGGTCACCGTCAACACGCCGCAGCAGACCCAGCCGCAGCCGGCCCCGCAGCCGGCGATGATGGCCCAGCCGGACTGGGCGCGCGCGGACCAGATGTATGGCGCGGCCCCAGCGGGCAATGCCATGGCCGCGCCCGGGGTGGCCGGGGTGGTCTCGCCCGACTCGCCGGTCTACATGGGGGGCATCCCCACCCCGCCCCGCAGACGGAAGCCTGTGGCAGTGCCGGTCGAAGACGAATTCGCCCCGTATCAATTTCCCGCTTGAAGTGAGGAGGCGCTAGGACTACGATGGCCGACGAACAACCAAACATCTCTTCTGCGGAACCGCAGGCACCCGATGCAAGCGCATCCGAGCCGAGTTCGGTCGAGTCAGATGGCAAGGGTTCTTCCCCGTCTTGGTGGTCACGCATGTTCCACCGCCGAGACGACCCGGACCCGGAGTCATCGGACGCGGACCAGGCCCCCGAGAGCGCAGCGTCGAAGGCCCTGTCGCTGACCCAGGAGGAATTAGATCGCCGGGTTCAGGCTGAGACCGACCGCCGCGAATCGAAGCGGCTGGCAGAGGCCCGTGCACGCCAGCGGAAAGAACTGCGGGACAACGATCCCTGGCAGTACGCCGAACTGGAGCGTCGAGAGGAACAGGAGCAGGAAGGCACCGGCCAGCTGCACAGCTTCCTCAGCAACATCGGCGTCGAGCACGACCGCGTCAGCATCGACCCGCTCTTCATGGCCCTTCCGAAGGCCGAGCAGGAGCGGATCCGCAAGATGGAAGGCGCAGGCACCGGGCTGGCAGGACGCAAGCTGGTTGTCGACGAATCGCTCAAGTCACTCGAAAAGCACTGGCGCACAGAGGGAGCCAAGGACGCCGAGTCGAAGCTTCGGCGCAACCCCGCCTTCCGCAAGCAGATCCTTGCGGAGTCACGCGGCCAGTCGGTTGATCCCGACTTGCTACCGGCGGTGAGCGCATCCGAAGCCGACCGCACCGTCACCTCGGTCCTTCGCCGCCACTACAACCTGGGCTGAGGAGACGCCGCTAGCCGCGCGCACCTCGGCCACCACCCACCGCAGGAGCAGCCGAGGTGCCTTACAACAGCATCGCGGTCCGGGCCACGCCAGGCACCGGGCCACTTATTCCCGAGGACGTCCAACGCGAGATCGTCCAGTCCATCGAAGAGAAATCCGCCGCACTTCGGCTGATGCCCCATGTGCGCATGAAGCGGGCCCAGCAGAGAATTCCGGTGATGTCCCAGCTGCCCGCTGCGTTCTGGATCACCGGCGCGTCGCTCGATGCCCGAGACATCGGCCTCAAGCAGACGACCTCGATGCAGTGGGACAACGTGTATCTCAACGCGGAAGAGATGGCCGTGATCGTGCCCATCTCCAAAAACCTGTTGAGCGACATGGACTACGACTTCTGGGCCCAGGTCAAACCCAAAGTGACCGAGGCGTTCGGCGTGACGTTGGACGAGGCCATCTTTTTTGGCGTCAACGCCCCGAGCACGTTCCCGCCGGCCATCGTTACTGGGGCAGCTGCCGCTGGCAACATTGTCCTCGCGGGCGCGTCGGCCGTCGATTTCCTGGATGACGTCAACAACGCCATGGCCACGGTCGAGGCGGACGGGTTTACGGTCGACGGGTTCTGGGCGCGGCGTCAGGTCAAGGCGAAGTTGCGCGGCCTGCGCGACACGACCAAGGGCCTGCTGTACTACCCCGACACCGCACCGACTGCGGCAGCCAACACCGGCACCCTGTTCGGTGAGCCCATCGTGTTCTCCAATGCGGGCCTCAGTGGCTTCAATACGGGGGCCTCGGGCTATTCGATGATCGGCGGGGAGTGGGACCAATCCATGTTGGCCATCCGCGAGGACATCGACATGGAGATGTTCGACACCGGGGTGATTTCCGACGCCGCCGGAGCCATCATCTACAACTTGCTCCAGCAGGACATGGTCGCGCTCCGCGTGACGGCGCGGTTCGGGTGGGCGATCCCCAACCCGATCAACCGCCAGCAGCCGACCAAGGCGTCGCGGTATCCGTTCTTCGCCATCCAGCAGAAGGCCACGACTGGCGGCGAGGGCTGAGTGGGATGCCAACCACTGTTGCGCTTGTGCCCCTCACCCACCCCGACACCGGTAAGCAGGTGGCGGCGGGTGAGGACATCACCCTGGGCGACGAAGACTACTTCGACATGCGGATGGACGGGAAGGTCGCGGCCTCCTCGTCCGAGGTCCGCGACCACTCCACGGACGACGCGCAAGGCAACTACCGCAGCCGCACCACGCGCGCGGACACCGGCGAGGCCGTGAGCGAAGAGCAGCCCAAGCGGG